TCAAATTTCCTCGTGTATCATTTTTACTATATCTGGGTGAATGCGCTCACATCGTGTAATAACATCTTCAACAGCTTGGCTAAATCGCCACATCGGTTCGCCCGCTTGTTGCTCAAAATGAAAATTGATTAGCTCGATTCCAATGTCGGCAATATTTTGTTTACTTCGTTCGTTCATATCCTTTCTCTATTTTACAAATTTTCTGTCTTTGTAGTCTGGGCTGGCTTCCATGAACGATTGCAGGCGGTCATAGGTCCAATCGCGCAACTGCTCAGTCTTGAAGCTGGCCAGTGCCACTACTCTAACGTCATCAGCCTCAATGCTCTTCTTTGAAATAATGGTGCGCTTGGCCGTGACGATTTTATAGATGTGATAGTTCATCTGCGGGCTAACATTGCTTGAATCTCTGCAAGCAACTTGTCGTCGCCTAGCATGCGGGCTTGGACAGCTAAGTAGTTTAGTTCTGCGATTTCTGATGCATTTGGTCTCATATCGTGTTGTCTCCTTTGTTCTTCTCGTGCATCTATTTATAAAATCTCGTTGCTTGCCCCAAAGGGCTGATTTTGAACAAAAAAGAACCGTCGCCAATGATCGGCAACGGTTAAGTTAAAACAACGAGTAACAAAGGAGCTTCATTGGCTCCGCAATTATTTAGTTGATTTATTGTCAGTTATGATTAGATAGACGCCACAACCATGAAAAAGGATTTCGAACAATGGCCGATCTGTCCCAAATGTCGATGGACGAACTGCTTAAATTTCAGGCTGACATTGAAGAGGTGATGAAAAGCAAGAAAGCCGAGGAACTGAAGTCGGTTCAAGAAGAGCTTCTTTTGCTTGATCACAAAGCGCAACAACTGGGAAGTAGCGCGCTTGAACTGTTGGGCAGCAAAGGCGGCAAAGCAACGAAGGCGAAGGCCCCTGCGAAGTATGCGCATCCTGAGAATCCGGCTGAAACTTGGTCTGGTCGCGGGCGTTATCCTGAATGGGTGAAAGATCACATCGAGAACGGTGGCGACAAGGATGATTTCTTAATCAAAAAAGACTAACCTCCATCGACCATGGTGGATGTGAAAGCCCCTCACTGTGATAGTGGGGGGTTTTTTGCTAATAATTGGCCATAGTCTGTCTTAGTTGGTCAACATGGCCCTTAGCCTGTTCTAACAGGTGACGGTCATAGACGCGGTTGCTCTGCCAGATGAGATAAGCGCCTGCTGCGATGATGGCGGGTAGTAGTGCTATCATTGTAGTCCCTCCAAAAGTTCTATCTGAAATGCTTCTTTGGTGCCGTCGCTGATGCCCATCTCAACAGCGTCATCAAAATCGATGCGATAGGCGGCAAATTGTTCTTTGAAAAATTGTTCTGCTTGGTATGCAGCGGGCCGATCTGGATGAACTGTATATCGAACAAGCTCAACAGCGGCACGGTTCTTACTGGCGATGTTTTGGAGGCGATACTGCAACAGACGCGATGAGCCTGCTTTGACCCACTGTTGGCCGTCTGCCATGGTCACTTTCACAATATACGTGCATGACGCCTCTTCGCGGTTCCTTCGTCCACCAGCCTCACAATGGCGGCAGCGTACAGAAGAGCGGGTGAGGTTACTTGCTCCAAAGGTGCTGACCTCGCCACACTCTAAACAGCGGCAATCAACGTGTGCCTGACTGTTTGGGCCGCTGTTGTCGGTGTAGTGCGTGACATACTCAAATCCGCGCTCTAAGGCCGCTGCGGCGTAATAATCAGCGGTCTTGTTCTTCTTACATTTCGGGCAAGCTGGCGCGATCCTGTAGCGTCCCACGAAGCGCTCGAATTGGTGGCCGTGTTCGCACTCAAAAGTGTATTTAAATTGTCGGTGCTTAAGGGGATGACCGTTCTTATCAGTGCGGTCATCTCTTGTTTTAATAACGTGGTTGCCCGAAACAATTTTGTGGCCGTTCTTTTCCGCTAATTTCTGATGTTTCGGTAGTATCTCTTTCAAATCCATTTTTTATTATCCTGTCTTATCTCTCCTTTCCATACATTTATTTATATGTTTTTATTATTGGTGATGTGGTGCAGTGGGGAGATAATGCAGAATAATGTTCTTTAATTAATGGGGTTTGGCTGGTTTTGTTCTTTTGTTTATGAGTTGGCTAAACAGTTCTAACATTGTTTCTCTATCTAATTGGCGGAAGCACTCTGTTGCACCACTGTCGATGAAGGTAGATGCGTAAAGCTCGTCTAATCTAAACCGTGAAAATCTGTGATGGCAATATTTTTCGTATTCTAATGCCAAATCTCGATTGGTGAACGGGACCGTTAAAAGTATATCGATTTTGTTGGTGCCATTCATTGATAAAGCATAAAAACGTTGGTCAAGGTTTGCAGAAATTCCAATCTTGAATACGCTGTTTGAGTCACTGTTTCGAGTTATCTTGATAAAATAGAGGTGAACGATTTCTGTGCTTTCTAAAAGTTTCCATTCGTTTTCGATGATTGTGGCTGTCTGAATACGCTTTTTAACGGGTGCTTGTTTGCGCAACTCGTTTGTCAACATTTTATCAATTTCTATTCCACTCCCGTGTATTGGTAAGTTCATATTCATTTATGCTCCTTTTAAGCGTTTTCTACAATAATTGTTCCGTATGCCACGTCATATGATACGTCCAGTTCTTCGCGTGCATACATTTTCATGAAGAATGCCAATTCGTCTTCATATCCTTCTGGCACATAAAATGCGTCGTGAACTCCTTCGACTGGGATGCCACGATTCATGAACTGTTCAATCACTCTACGTGCAACGCGTGCTTCGAAGTTCATAAGCTCCACACCTTTGTCACTTTTGATAGCAGAGCGGAACCAAGCAAACTTATTGCTGAATTCGTTGATGATGTAGTCAATAACTTCATTGGTGAGCTTGATGGATAGGCCCTGAACTTTGCCATTCAAACGACTGCGCGCGGCCTGATACATGTTGCTGTCCTCATCGCAGTTGATTGCGGCAGATAGGACATACTTAACAATGGTCTCAGATTGCTTGTCGGTGGTACCCTGAACCTTCACCAAACGATAAAATTTGTCGCTTAGTGCTTCACCGTTCTTAGCTGCAAGGAATGAGAGCGCACATGCGCCAAAATCTTTGCCCTTCATCAGGCGCAGTTGTTCGACACCATTGACGTCAGTATATCTAACGTATGTCTGGGCGCGTAGCTCACTGGGCAACGATTGGAAGCCGTTGTTGTAAATTCTTCCATTCTTGTTCAATGAACCACGGCTGAAAATCATGGTGCAGGGGCTGTTTTCAAGATCACGAGTCTGGTGCACTGCTTTACCATTTTTTACAGTGTCATAGGCCGCTACACCGTCTTCAATGAAAGGTGCTTCGAAAGTGTAAGTGCGGCGAAACTTGTTATAGCGGTTCATGAAATCGACTAGATCAAGAACACGCTCATCAGCCTCAATCTTAACATCGAACTTCTGGCGGATGGTGCGGAGCTTGCCTGTCTCTTTGCACTTGATAACGACCTTTTTGTCATCACGCATGCGAACTGCTTGCATGGTATCAAGGTCGGCCCACACCTTGGCCCCTTTGAACAGGCTGAGATACTTGCTAGGGCGGATACGTACGCGTGATGGGCGGGATACACCGGAGCATTCCCAGTAGTAGCCCTTTTTAAGCTCGATCCAGCCAATCGTAACCATCACTTCCACCAACTGGCGCAATGTGTCCAGAGACACGCCCATAGGGTTGCGGTCAGCATCGCTCACTTTCGGGAATGATCCAGCATAACGACGGTTCATTGCAAAGGACAACCAGTGACGCGCGTAGTTCAAACGAGCATTGGACACGAGTTGAGCCAACAGCATTGCAGCAGCGTCCTTGCGGTCGCACAAAGCCTTGCGATTGCTTCTTTGTGGATACATCTCATTCGCTTTTTGAACGAGTACATCCACCATCTGAGTAAATTTGTGATTTCCGGCTGGGAATAGTGCCAAGTTCAGATTGCAACCTTCGTTATAGGTTACATGTTTGCGCTCAACCTCAAAAGGGAGCAGGGCTGACTTGGTCTTTTTGATTAATTCTATTACGTTCATTTTCCTTTCTACTTACTTGTTTCACTAGGGGTCTTTTAGTTTCGCACATTGGGTCATTTAGAGAAATCGGTGAAAGGACATGACCCCTTTCACCTCATTCAAACCCTAACAAAAAATTCATCCAAGTAAGGAGGAACTCAAAGAGTGCAAAACTCTTTCTTCACGTTTATTTATACATCCTCGTTGCTCAGGCCGCTAAACCTGACAAACTTTTTTGGTGTATATATGAACATGAGATTGTGCATATTTGTTGATATAACAACATGTCTGCACAAGAGAACTATACATGAACTGGAAACACGACACAAGAAGAAAACGACAAAACAATAATTGAATTTATTATTGAAGCCTTCGGCGTTCGCTGCGCAAGCTTGCTCACATACCAATTTTTTGATCTTATGAGGACTTAGTTACATGAAATCATCATCACAAGAATAGACACTTATATCCTTATATCGGGGGGTGCAAAATTATGAAAATCACCAGTTACAGACAATCATTCATCTGCGCATGCATGCTCTCAATAGTATTGTACAGAATGGAAACCACATATTCATCAATCTGTATCCTGTACAATACTATTGAGAGGCACCAGTAATGGAGATAATGATTTTCTGTAACTGATATTTTTTATGATATATGATCCTAATAATTCCGGTAGGTACGTAGAACTATCTTCCCTTCTTATATTCACGTAACTGGTGATGTAACTAAGTCCTCATAAGATCAAAAAATTTGGTATGTGTCCAAGGCGCAAGCCGCAGCGACACGCCGAAGGCTCCACCAATAAATTCATTATAGTTTTTTAGGTATGGACACATGATAGTATTCGGATATTATTTGTTCAGTTCGTTAAATGATTCGCATTCAAGAAGATAGATGTGAAGAAATCTAAATAGATATACAAGATTAAAGGAGACACGATTATGAAGAAATTACTTTTGGCGACCACATTTGCCCTTACCATTGCAAGCACATCAACTGCACAAGAAGCACCAACGACAAACGGCAATGATATTTGCCAAGTAGAAGTTGCTGATTTCGTCAATGACTGGAATGCGATGTGGTTTTGGCAGAAGGATGCTTTTGTTGATGAGGTAGTTGAAAAGGTGAGCAACCACATTTCAACAGTTGGAGACGATGACGCCAAGGCAAAGATGCACGAGGTCATGGCAGATGACGACAGCCTGAATGAGGCCCTGTTCTACTTGATCTTTACTGAATATCCCGAAGTATACAACAAAATCGAAATTGAGATTCTTTCTGCATATATGAATGACCTCGAAACGGACGATGGTCTGAGCATGGCCGTTGGTCCGGGCATGTTGACTGGCATGTTGCGCGGTATAGTCGCCCAGTCGAAAGAAGAAATCGACAAGTGTGCTGACTTCATCAACTAATCAACATCATCAGAAAGCAGAAGGGGCACGGTGTAATAACTGTGCCCCTTTATTCATATCACCATGGCAGTTGCCAATGTGGCCCATCTTTGAATGATCGCCAATCACCACCCCATTCAATTTTGATACCAAGCTGTTCGGCTGCGGTCTTCATAGCTGTTGCTATCGGGTAATATTGGTCCCAGTCCTCAATATTTGGCACACCATCACCATCGAAGTCACCGTGAAACGGGTAGGGTATCAGGTCTACTGCATGTCCGGTTAGATGGCGACTGTTCATTGTAGTGCTTGCACCAGACGCATACAGCCTCTTCTGTCTCTCCAATGACCTCACCCCTTCAACGACTGTGAAATCTTGGTCGCTGATGGTGATTGCCAGTTCTACTACTTTGATAAGATCATCATTCACACCAATCAAATTTTGGCGGCTTCTACTTCCTAATCTATACATTATAAAAATATCCTCGTGTTATTGTGAGGATATTTATTGATCTATTTTAGAAAGCCAATTTTTTGACCTTAAGCAAAAACACCCCCATTGGACCCCCTTGAAACGGGCCTCAACACCCCATTTAGGCCCTCAAATGACCATTGGGAGCACCTATTTTTTCGACCAAGGTAGCTACCAAGGGAAAGTGTCGTTTTTCATGAAAATGGGTGATTTCACTAAATAGCCTCAACAAGAGAGGTTATTTTATGTGGATATATCAAGGAAAGGAATTTACTAGCGCGGACATTCCAGAAGGGGCAGAAGGATTTGTATATATTATTACTGATGATGAAGGTAAGAAATATATCGGGCAGAAGCGTTTTTATTCAAAAAGAAAATTGCCTCCATTGAAAGGCAAGACTCGTAAACGCACTAAGATTGTGGAAAGTGACTGGCTTACCTATTTCGGTAGCTCGGCCAACGTGGCTGCACGATTAGCACAAGAAGGCCCTGACGCCTTCACCCGTGAGATACTGCACATCTGTTTCAGTAAGGGTGAGCTTCACTACGTGGAGACCAAAGAGATAATCATGCGGGATGCGCTGTTACGTGACGACTACTACAACGGCATCATTCAGTGCCGGATCAATCGCACGCACTTGAAGAGCATGGTGGCCTAGCTCTCCTTCTGCATGACCTTCATGACCTCATCGCGCACCTTGTCGCGCGCAGCTTCCATTGTGCTAACTCGCCCATGAACTGCCGGGTAACACCACGTCGCCCAAGTCCAGGGCGGGAAATCGTTAAAGGTATGAAGTTCAAGCATTATTCTACCTACAGACTGGCCATTGTAGCAGATGATCCAGTCATTTTGCCGGGGTGGGGCATCACCAAACACTGTTTTTCTCATTGTCCACATGTGAGAACACTTAGTGAACATCTGTGGCGTGTCAACGTGTGATAAATATACAACACAAAACCAGCCAAAATCACCGTTTTAAACCTCAAAAACACATGGAAAATCGGGAAAAAATCGCCAAAATGAGCATGTTTTGAGAGCGAAAAATACACGGCCACTCCAAGAAATGGCAAAACAGGGGTCGAAAACGGGTTTTTCGAAAGATGAAGGGGCAAAAAAGTCGTAAAATGGGCAAAAAACGCCCCCAAATTATAAAGTCGTTTTTTGCGGAAAAGCACACAGCCATTGTAATTTTTTGCACGTCTGCAAATGGACCCTTTTGAGAATGGTTCGCAACTGGGCTACTGCTTGTCTCTACTATCCCGATAATCCTCAATAATCCCGCGATTTTCCAAGGATGTCTTGTAGCTGTGACAACTCACGCACAAGCTCTGTCTGTTGTTCTGCGCGATGAACAGTGACCAGTCACCTTTGTGCGGCGTCACGTGATCCACTGCGACGGCAGGCGTGACTACACCGAGACCAAGACAGCGCTCACACAGTGGGTAGGCTGATAGCTGTATGTCACGTATCGCTCTCCACACCTTGCTATTATAAAATCTATGGTGATCGTTGCCTGTGCGCGCGATCTGGTGGACCTTCACGCTCTTACGCAAGCAGCCATCTTCACCGCACTTGAATGCGCGGCAACCGGGAACTTTAGTACACAGCCGCTCAATCTTCCTGTTCTTCATCTTCGGCCACACAGTGCGTCTACACGCGCGAGATAGTTGTCCCACTCTATGATGCTCTGGGCTGTATCCTTGCTACTCACAGTTGGCAGGGGAATGGAGCAATATGTATCAGTCGCGTAGCCGTCCGGTCTGGCGCAAGCGCTCAAGAGCAGCATTAGAGTCGGTATTAATATTCGTCTGAATGACACGTTTTGTTCCCTCCTTATCCTTTTCAAAATCTTCTATATTATCATCATAATCTTCTTTAATTCGCCCCATCTGATAGGCTGTGAGTAGCGCCAGCATAGCGCCTGCAATCCAAGTAGCTATTTTCTTTAATCTATTCATTTCTTCACCTGCTTCGCGAAGGCGTCTAATCCAAACGCCGCGCCACTCATGGTGAATGATGGCACAAGTAGAAGTTCAGCCACTTCTTTAAAATACGGATGCCAGAACCCTGCTACGAAACAGGCCATGGTAGTTATCACCATGAAGGCTGCGAATTCTCTTTTATATGTTTTATTCATAATATTTCACCTTAAAAAATAAGGGCCATCAGTGTTCCCATCAAAAGGACACCTGACAGCCATTGATTAATTTTCATTAATATATCGGGGTTCATTATGCTGCCCCTGCTTTTAAAAAGTATGTTAGCAGGCCAATGATGCCAGCGCTTACAACTGCCAAAATTAGCTTACCAATCGCACCTTTGAACGAGCCAAGGTCTTTCTCATTTCCCTCAATTCGAACTTCTGCTTTTGACAGCCTTTGCCCGTGATCATCCAGCTTGTCTCTGAAATAGTCGTGATCCATCTTTATTCCTCAAATTTAATTTCTCTAATTATTTAGGAATATAAACGTGCGTTTTACCTAAATAATTAAAACAAGACAAGATAAGAGGAATGAAAATGGCGGGCGTAAAAGGAAAGAGCGGTGGCAGTAACCGGAAAAGTCTTGCTGAACACGAGCGCGACGGAACATTCAGGAATGACAAGCACGGTTCATTGTTGGTGAAGCCAGATCATTTAACATGGTTGGAGATGCCAACTATTCTTGATCACACGCAACCAGTCACCAAAGAGATAATTTTTAAAACTATTTCCGCGTATCTGTACAAATATGGCCAGTCAGCAGCCGAAGATGAGCTAATGTTGTCTCTTCTTGTTGATCAAGTGCAGATTTATCGTGACGCCAAAGAGATATACGAGTCAAAAGGCGCAACAGCCACAATAGGTCGAAAATTAGCGTCAACCGTGATTTCAGATGCAGGCAAAGAGATTAGCCGTTACTTGGCCGAATTCCATTTAACAAAGAACACTCGTGCACCGATTCCTATTGAAGGTGAGAGCGAGGAAGTAGACCCAGTGGCAGATTTTTTGAAAGGAAATGAATAACTTTATATTAGACAGGAAAAGCACAGTTGATGATGCGATTGAATACGCGCGAAAGGTAGTCAACGGTGATCTGGTAGCGGCTGAGTATATTAAAAAGCAGGCTGCGAATTTTTTAGAAGATATTGAAAGCAATCAATACAGCGAAACATTTAAGTGGAAGTTCTCACGTAGCCGCGCAGAGCATGTGCTTGCATACTGCCAACTGTTGAACTTCGTGGAGGGGCCACAGGCAGGCACAAACATTGTTTTACAGCCATGGCAGGCGTTTATCCTCATCAACTTGTATGGATGGATGAGCAAGGCCGAGCCGGGAAGTTTGCCGGGTAAAGGTCAGTTTCGACTGGATGGTGTAAGACGCTACAATCGTGCGCTCGTTCTGGTCAGCCGTAAAGCGGGCAAGTCCACCCTCCTAGGCGCATTGGCACTATATGAGCTACAGCACGCGCCCGAAGGCAGCCAGATCGTCACAATGGCTACACAGCGCGAACAGGCAAAGCTTGTTTGGCAGATGTCAGCACGCATGCAGGCGGTATCAGACCCGCGCCTGACAAAGGGCTTTAAGAAGACGACTGGCACCATATCCAATGAGGATAGCTGGAACCGTTACACGCCATTGAGTAAGCAATCTGAGCGCTTGGACGGTCTGAACATTCGCATGGCCATCGCGGATGAAAGCGCAGCAATCAAAGACGACAATCTATTTAACGTTGTGACGTCTTCAATGGGGAACCAGCAATCACCCTTGATAGTGCACATCACAACAGGCCAGCCCGGTGCCGAAAACGGGTTCTTCTATGGGCAGTTGGACTACGCGAAGAAGGTGCTAGACGACATTATCAAAGATGATCGTATCTTTTGCATGGCCTACCAGATCAACGATGGCGACGACTGGCAGGACATCAATAATGTTATCAAAGCACAACCGAATTTAGACGTTTCTGTAAAAAAAGAGTTCTTTGAAGAAGAGCTTGAGATAGCGAAATCAATCACCAGTGCAGCCGCAAACTATCGCACGAAATATTTGAATGAATTCATATCAACAACAGATTCATGGATAGCTATCAATAGCTGGAACAAGAATAAGGGCAAAGTAGACAAGACGCTACCGTGTTACTTGGGTCTCGATCTTGGCGCTACAGATGACCTTGTAGCTGTATCTGCTGCTTATGGGCCTGATAATAATGGCCGCTTTCACTTTGATAGCACATGTTTCGTGCCAGAGGCTGCATTTAGGGAAGCACCTAAGCACGTGCGCCCAATTTATGCGGCTGGTGTGGAAAGCGGCAAACTAATCGTTACCGAGGGTGAAGTTCGTGATGATGCGGCCATTCGCGAATATATCCGAAAATTGAGCCAAACGCACGAAATTCGTGAAATTTGTTATGACGATTGGTCTGCTTTGACGTTAGTCAATCAGCTTCAAGAAGACGGCTATGAGATGGTGAACATCCCTCAAAATATGAAGGCGCTTTCACCGATCACCAAAGAAGTAGAAATAAAGGTGAAGAATGGTGAAATCATTCATGACGGCGATACGTTTTTGGCATGGCAACTTTCGAACTGCGAAGTTTACACCGATTTAAACGAAAATATCAAAGTGCGAAAGGGCAGGGACCGCGCGTGTAAGATTGACGCCATCATTGCATTTTTGATGGCGATGACACGAGCCAATATTAACAAACCAAAATCAGAATTCAGTTGGTTCATCCCTGAATAAATAACTGAAAGGAATTTAATGAGGAAATAATAAGAAATGGCAGGAAATTGGCTAAGTTGGTTGCGCCCCAAGGATGAGAGCGCAGCACCGATGGGGATGTATATTAGTCCCTACGTCTCAATCAAAAATGTAAATCTTGAGCCACAAGATGCACTGAAAAACCCCACGGTCTTTGCCTGTGTCAACGTGCTTGCAGAGACTGTTAGCCAGATGCCGTGGTCTACTGTTGACGCGACCAAGGCGGGCTTTGCGCCAGTCGATCACGATCTGAACAAGCTGCTGCGCCGACCTAACAGCAGCATGACGCGCGTGGAGTTCAAGAAGAAAATTGTTAGCGATCTTATGGTCTACGGCAACGTCTATTTGTTGAAGATCATGACGTCACAAGGGCGCGTCACTGAGCTTGTGCCGTTCGATCCGCCGAAGATCAAGTGCACTATCAGCATGTCAGGGGCCAGAACGTTCCATCATGAAGGTGGTCGCACGTATTCTGAGCGCGAAATCATACACATTCGAGACTTCATTTCTCTGGACGTGACTGGTCTGAGCCGTGTGGAGCAGGCAGCAGAGCTTATCGTTCAAGCTAACACCCTGGACTCTAATCTCACCCGATCCACTCGTGACAGTAGCAAGCTATCTGGCGTGATCACGATGGCTGAGTCTGTGCCACCTGAAATGGCCGCTGCTTTTACTGCTGATTGGAAAAAGAAGTACGGCGGTGACGTAACCTTGCTTGGCGGGGGCGCGACCTACACTCCGATGACAAAGAGCAGCCCAGCAGACTCCGAAACACAAGAGCTAACCAAGCTCGAAATCGCGCGTATTGCGTCAATATTCAGAGTCCCAAGCGCATTTTTGGAACTTTATGACGGCTCGAAATATTCCAACTTGAGCCAGAAGAATAGTTCATTTTACCGCGACAGTATCAGCCCACTAACAAAGAATATTGCTGAAAAACTGTCTCAGGCGCTTATCACTGATCCTGACAAAGAAATAGCTTTTGATCCGACTGAGCTAACCAAAGGCGATCTGGCAGCAACAACGAAAATCGCCAGTGACAGTTTCAATGCAGGCATTTTGACATTGAATGAAGCAAGAAATCTGGCGGGTTACTCTGCCGTTGATGGTGGTGACAAGTTTGTTGAAGCACCAAAATCACCAGAGCCGTCCAGTCATAACAATTATGACGCACAATCAACAGGCCAATATGGGCCACGAAGCAGCGAGGGATATTCTAATGAATAAAAAGAAAGAAATTGTTAAAAACATAGAGGCTCCAAAGGTGGCAACTGTGAAGCACCCGGACGGTCACATATACGTAAATCGTAACATTGCAGAGCTTGAGGCTGCTTATGGCATGTCAAAAGCAGAATTGATTAAAAAAGGGTGGTCCTTCGAGTAAGGCCACCTGATTAATTTCACTAAATAATATCAGAAAGGAAATTTTATGAGGTAATTAAAGTTGAAACTCATCACAAAAGAATTGCCGACATCGGTAGAGGAAGTCACCGATGATGGCGAAGTTGTTGCTTACCTGTCTACTTTTGAAAATAGCGACAAGGTAGGTGACGTGATAGCGCGAGGCGCTTTTGACGACTTTCTTATGTCGTTTGACCCGGAAGTTACTAAACTTCCAATGCTTTATGGGCACCAGAACACCAAACTTATCGGTGAGTGGGTAGACCTAAAAGTTGATGACACGGGCCTTATTGGTCGCGGTGTTATTTACAAAGAAACCACACAAGGCGCTGACGTACACGCATTGCTAAAACGCAAAGCTCTGTCTGCCGTTTCCATTGGTTTCAGATCAAACGACTACGAAAGTCTTTCAAGTGGTGGTCGCCAGTTCAATAAAGTTGAATTGGTTGAAACAAGCATTGTTCTCAATCCCTGTAACCCTGCTGCCGAAATTCTGTCAGTTAAATCTGATGATGGGTTGATAGCAGTTTCCGATTTGAAGTCTGTTTTGCGCAATGCGGGCCTCAATCGTGCAGAGATTGAAGCGCTTTTCAATGATGGTTGGGTCGGTATTAAACAACTCCGTTCTTCTGAGGAAGTCGAAGAAAAGAGTGAAGATATTTTCAATATCCTCAACGAGTTCAAGTTTTAATTTCACTAAATAAAAGAAAGGATTTTTAAAAAAGAGGTAATTTTCCAACATGGATAAAGATCAAGTAAAGGAGATTTTGGAATCTATTAAAGCGTCTGCTGACGAAAAATTCGAAACAAAAGCAGAAGTAGAAACTAAGATTGAAACTAAGGCCGATAAGGCGGAATTGGAAGCAGTAAAGGAAGAACTAGAAAGCGTAATCGCGAAATTTGACTCCATTCCTGCAGTTGTTAACAAAAATGAGGAAAGGAGTTTGGAACTAAAATCTGTAAACGAAGCATTTCTTAAATCGTTTGAAGAAAAGGGCGAGTATAGCGCCGACATTGAGGTAAAGTCGATCACGCAAACTGCGCCAGTCACTGGTTCTGTGAAGCCTGTGCTGGGCCTGTCTGGCGATCTGTTCGCAGCTAACCCAGTTCGCATGCTTGCGCGTAAGATCGACATCACCGGGTCCACTGTGACGCTTCCACGTAAGACTGGCTCTTACAATGCGGCTGTTGCAAACGCGACCAACAAAGGAACTAAGGCAAGTGGCGACAGCGCTGTTGCAGAGGTGGTTATCACTGCCCGCACTGTGAACGCTGCACAGGACGTCACCACAGAGAGCCAAGAAGATATCGTTGGACTGGACCAGTTCTATGCCGAGGATATTCTTGCAGAAATCGCTGCAAAAGAGGCGATGGAACACGTAGTAGCAGTTGAGGCTATCACCAACAGTGTGACTACAGCGGCAAACACTGGCGTGACCTTTGCTGACCTGAACACGCTGATTCATTCTGTTCCGGTTCAGTATCGTCAAAATGGTGTGCTTATGCTCTCCACTGACGCAATGGCTGCTATCCGCGAACTTGATGAAGCTGGAACTGGGTCCAAGCTGATCTTCGACCCGATTGAAGCCGTAGATCGTTTCATGGGCTTCCGTGTGGTCGAGAACGGTTACATGGCTGACATGGCTGCTGGTAACGTGATCGGCGCATTCGGTAACTGGGGCCGTGGTCTAGTTCTTGCTAACCGCAAGACCGCAACTTTGACCCGCTCTAACGTCACTAAGCTTGGGCATATCAGCTACTACGGTGAGATGCGCTCCGGCATCGGTGAAGTAGACACAAACGCTCTACGCAAACTTACCGTCAAAGCTTAATCCAAAATTATTACAACAAAGGGAACCGCTAATTTTGGCGGTTCTCTACTATTATCATTTCGAGGCGTCCCATGGATTATAAAATAATAACAAAAAATCCAACAAACATTGTGACAGTGCCAGAACTAAAGGCGCAGCTAATGTTGTGGGGTGACAACAGCTATGACGCCGAATTGATAAACATCATCGATGCAGCGGCTAACCTTGTTGAAGATGCTTGTGGCAAATCATTATCAACTGAATCAGTTCTATATCCTCTAGATACTTTTAAGGATGTTGGTCTTCCACACGAATATATCGCTGACCTTACAGTTCATTATTTTGACGTTTCCGGTGATGAGGTTTTGATGGATGCAAGCGGCTATGTGCTAGACGAAACTGGCATGACGCCAAGGGTTACTTTTAAAGAATATCCAGCGCTATCGTCAGACCTCAGTTTTCCTATTTCAATAAAATACACTGCCACACCAAATGTGCCAGCACGCGTAAAGCATGCAGTATTGGTTGCTGCGGCTGAACTGTTTGAAGTGCGTGGAGAAACGACTGAGAAGGCGCGCGCAAAAGCTGCGATCACAGTTGATCGATTGATAGGTTCATACAAAAGGGTGGCTGTATGATCAAAGCAGATTTTTACAAACCAACGATAATCAAAGGAGATTATCAAGAAGATATACTAAGTTGGGCGCATCAATTTTCCACTGGTGTGAAAACAAAAACGGTCACTTTTAAGGATAAACTAGCTGCACAACAGAGTGTCAGCGATGTTTCACTATTAGTATGTTGTCGAAAAACCCCCAACACCATGGCGATTGAAAGTAACTGGCAGGTTGAGCTTGCGGGTGATCGTTATGAAGTGAACGGGATAGACGCTAGTCCAAGTAATCGCGCTGAAATCATTCTCTTTTGTGAGAGGGTGACGCCATGAGCCAGTTCAAGAAAGATATTTCAAAAAAATTGGCTGATGCGGTGCCGGGTGTTCGTGTTGTGCCAAACGTCAATGATGGCAGCTATCCAGCGGTGGTTTTTTCGTTTCGCAATGGTCAGCGAGAAGCTTTCTACAAAGACAGCTTTGGCTTGGCAGAAACTGAACTAACAGTATCGATCTTTGCAGATGGCTATTCAAAGCAAACAGAACTGGCTGAATATATTAAGGCTGATTTTCACGCATTTAACGGAACGATTGGTCAAACTCGCATCTTGAGAAGTGAGGTAACAAACAGTTTTGAGACCACGCTTGATGGCGGCAAAATATATCAAGAAATCATCACTATTCGCATTCTGATGTAACTAAATACAAGAAAGGAATAATTATTAAGAGGTAATTTTTAAATGGCAGGAATTCAAGGGCGCGTAAATGCAGGTTCGATTACGAAGTTGTATTTCGTCACAACTAAAATGGAGACAAAGGATCAAGCAACAGTCGCCGCTGCGGCGATTGAAGCAAATGAAGTAATCGATCTAAGAGGCGAGTTGTCGCTTGGGGCGTCCACAAACATCATCGAACTGGATATTTTTGGTGAAGCATTCGCACCCAAAATGGTTGGCGCGGGCAGCTTCGATGACGTGGAGATGACATGCGTGTTCAATAGCGAGAACGCGATTCATGAGGCGATTAGATCAGACAAAGGCCGCGTAGAGCATACATTCATCTACTATTTGGATGATGAAGTGGGCCAAACCTACTACGTTTTTGATGGCTACATCGGTTCCCGTTCAATTCAAATGCCGTATGACGGCGCAATGGATTTGTCATTCACCGTGGTCAGAAGCGGTCCAGAGGTCAAAATCGACGTTGCATAATTTAAACTTAGTGGGGCTGTAGTCGGCCCCACTTATTATTAAGAGAAAGGATATGACAGAAAGAGAAAGGATAGAAGAAATTTTTGAAGGCGATTTTTGGTTTAGCCTTCGCAATCAAAAATATTTTGCATTTCACATCGCCAAGGAACTGCTTGTCGCAGGCGCTGAACCTGACGAGGCCGTGGATTTAGCGATGGAATTTGTGAACACATACTACAATAGCGCTATCAAAAAGGGCGCGTGGAAGCTCTAAATATCAGAGCAGGAACATACAAGATAAGAGGATATTACTAAAATGGCAAAATTAGGATCTATTGTTAGCAGGAAGCCAATCGAAACAGCTTTTAAGGGCTTGTTTGTGCGAGATTTGCCTATGAAGGAGATGACCGACCAGTTCGGGAACTTGGAAAGTGACCTTCAAAACAGCCCCGAGGACACAATCACGCGTGTTTTTACTGAACTGCTGTGTGATGAGAATGGCGAGAGCTTTGAAGACGCTCAAACATGGGAGGATATCAACACAATGTTTAGCATGAGTAATCTTACTTCCATCATGCAAGAAGTCTCAAACGCATTGAACCCGACTGCTGAAAAAAACTAAAAAGGTGCTGGCGGAGGCAGGTAAGGGCGTATCTGCTAGCACAGGGATCACCGATTGAAACAGTAGACGCCCTTACACTAACTGACTTCCAAGATGTATATACAATGATACAGTCAGGCATGATTGGGCCGTACAAAGATTATTCGATATCATACAACAACTATGCTTCCTTGAACCTCATTCGCGAAACAATGCTTGGCCTGATGTTGGGAAAGAAACACAAACCGAAGCCCTTGATTCCGTTCGAAAAAATGTTCCCAAACATTTCTGAGTTCATGCATGGAGGCGTAGAAGCCGATGATGTGATCAGAATGAAGAGACAGATGCAAATTGCTAAAGAGCGAAGTTCAATGGCCAAACAGGTGCGAAGTATTTTTGGTTCGGGAACAACCAAAGAAGCTGTTTAACTACTAAATAATAATAGGCCGCTCATATCGGGTGGCCTATTTTGCATTAAAGAGAAAGGACATGGCGAGATCAAGAGATATTAAAGTTGAAGGATTGAAAGATTTAGAAAAGGCTCTGCGAGAGCTTGGCAAAGAGTTCGGCAATCCAAAATACGCGGTTCAAGCGATGCGACCAGCCGTTAAAGCTGCTATGAAGCCTGTAGAAGAAACGATTGAAGAAAATACACCAGTAGATTCAGGTGGTTTGAAGGAGTCTGTAACCACCAAGATAGGCAAAGCTACGAAAAAGATCAAAAAATCCAATCACTTTAACGACAATACAATAATAGTTGGTCGCGCAGGGTATTTTTGGAAAAAAGGTGAAAGCCGCTGGCACCAAGCTTTGGCGGTTGAATTTGGTAATGAGAAGACAAGCGCACAAGCCCCTTTAAGAAATACTTTTGATGAAGAGCATGCAGGCATGTTGCAGCGCTTCAAGGACACTTTAGGTCCAGCAATTGAAAAGAAAGGAAAGGCACTGAATAAGAAAAGAGGTAAGTAATGGCAACAATTGCATCATTGAATGTGGGTCTTGGGGCAGACTCCGCACGACTAAAACGTGATCTGGATAAGGCCGAGAGCCACACAAAGAAATTTGGTAAGAGAGCGGCACAGAACGTCAACAAACTGAGCAAGTCGTTCAAAGGTCTTGGCGCTGCAATGGCTGGCATCGCTGCGGCTGCGGGTGTTTCAAAGCTACTCGATCAGTCTGACAGTCTCTACAAGTCTGCTGACGCAGCGGGCATATCCTACGAAGCTTACCAGCGCTTGAAATTTGGGCTTGAACAGTCTGGCGTGTCATCAGCGGCGTTCCAGAAATCCACCACTAAACTCAATAAAGTGCTGCTTGATGCGTCCCGTGGTTCGAAGACTGCGGGTGATGCGCTGAACCGTATCGGTCTATCGTTCGAACAGTTGAACAAAATGAAGCCCGAGGACCGTTACACGGCGGTTCTGCGTGGCCTTGAAGGCGTGTCCGACGCTGGCCAGCGATCTGCATTGTCGATGGAACTTTTAGGGAAAGAGTTCGCCAATCGCAACATCAACACAGACGCGCTCATAGAAGCAGGCAAAGGTATAACGGTCATTTCAGACGAAGCAGGGGCAGCATCTGCGAACATCAACGACGCAATGAACCGTATTAAAACCAGCTTTTCTGCTGTGCTGGCCAACGCGATCATACCACTAATTGACGGTATCAGACCCGCCATCGATGCGGTATCAAACTTCGCAGCAGACAATCCAAAGATGGCATCGGCCATTGCAGGCATCGCCATTCTAAGTGTGTCAGTTGGTGCGCTCGGCGCTGCGTTCAGCTTACTGTCATGGCCTGTGCTGGCTGTGACTGCTGCTATCGCGGCTGCTGTGGTAATTTTTCAAAATTGGGATTCTATCGTTAAGAGCACGGATGCATTTTTAAGTGACAAGTTCGGCTTTACGCTATCTGGCATTGTTGAAAAAATTCAGAACCTAACTGGATGGTTGAGGGATAATCTAACACCAGCATTCGAAATATTTAAAGATGGTGTTGGAGTCGTCACCGAGAACTTCACGCTTCTATTTGGCGCAATGAAAGACATCTTCACATTGGATTTCCAAAGTGCTGGTGCGAAAATGCAAGACGCATTCGGAAATGTCACGTCATTCTTTGTAAGAAATTTCGGTGACGCGTTCAAAAATATTGTCGCTAACGTGAAGGAGCAAATGACATGGGCCTTCGAGTCGGTAGCAACCAGCTTTGCCAATTTTTTCAAGACGGCAATTAATGCAGTTCTAAAACCAATAGAGTCATTCGTCAATGATATGATTGCAAAGGTGAATGCAATCAAGCCTTTTGGTGAGGCTATCGCGCCTGTTAGTTTGGGTGGCTATGAACTTAGTCAGATGCCAACTAATCCCGGATGGCAGAACTTCAATCAGACTCTGGGCACCAGCACAGGCACTGGCCTGACCACGGCTATCATGCCACCTGCTACAAACAGCACTGAGACAGCACCAACAACACCACCTGTCACACCGCCAAACAGCGGCAACGGAAACGGCGAGGGTTTCGGTAACACTGCTTCTGGCTCTGGTGGTTCAGGCGGTTCGGCTAAAAGTGATGTAAAACAGGAAGTTACAGATAGCTTTCTTGACAGTATTAAAAGCAGCCTTTCCCAAGCTCTGAAAACGGGTGATTGGAAGGAGTTTGCAAGCTCGATTTTCGATCAGATCACAGGGCGCATAATTGATAATTTTGCCAATGGTCTAATAGATGGGCTTGCAGAAGGTTTGGGATTTGGTTCCAAAGATGGCAAAGGGTTTTTTGACAATATATTTGAAAATTTTGGAAAGAACGTGCAAGGCGAAATGGCTGGTGCGCTCGACGGGTCAAAATTCCAAGGAATCTTTCAAAATTTTGGATCAGGGCTGAAAAATATGTTTGGCGGTCTGTTCGACGGCCTAAAAGGCATGTTCGGCGGTGGCGGCGGACTGGGTGGTCTGTTTGGCGGAATTGGCGGAATATTGGGATTTAGCAATGGTGGTGTTGTGCCACACAAACCCGGCTTTAGTAAACTGGGCGTTGATAGCGTGCCTGCAATGCTGCAACCGGGCGAGGTCGTTATTCCGACTGATGAGGTTGATAACGTGCTAAATAGAGGAAGCGGATCAGTCACAATCAACAACAACATAACAGGTGACATTGATAGGCAGACAAGAAAGGTTGCGCTTAGCATGATCCCAGAATTGGCGGCAGGTATTAACTCTTTCAATAGGGAAAACGGAGGCTTTTAATGGCTTATTTTTACAATAATCAAGAGATATTAACACCATATGCTATCAACGATATGCGTATCCAATTCGTAAATGAAAGTTTGAGCTTGAAGCGAGAGATAACCACTCTCGCGGCTCAACGTTTTGACCTTACATTCTCAGTCAAACCAAGCCACGATGGAACGGCTATGGCTGTGGCGCATATGGCGAACTTCGATAATGTTGAAACAATGGTTATGCCACAAGCCATTGGCGCGGACGAGAAGCTTACCTTAACCGGAACAGCAACCGTCAAAACAGCAGGTTCAGCAGGGTCCAATAACGTAGAAATTGCAACATCAAGCGGGTTTGGTGTTATTCCGGCTGGATACTTTATTAAATTCAGCAATCATTCAAAAATATATTTGACAACAGCAGATGTTGATTTGAGCGACGCTACTAACAAATCACTAAATATATATCCCAGACTGTTAAAATCAGTTCCTGTTAATTCAACAATACAAACGGGAAATGACGCAATCTACACCTACAAACGAGATTTGATTGGTAGAGGTGTAACATTTGTTGGCGGTGTTTTGAGCAATCCGGGGAGTATTAAGTTGATAGAAGAAGTATAAAAGGACAGGAATGGAAATGCACTACAATTATGTAAGATTAAAGGAAATATTAAATACGAATAAAGAATTTGGTTTTTTTGCTCTGATCCAATTGGATTGGGCTGCCACTCATTTCTTCACAAGCCACCCCCATGATCTTACATGGAATGGAAATGCTTACATTGCCGATAGCACGATTTTGGAAATTGAAAATCCACGCTACAGCGAAGTAGTGGACAGAGAGGCATACACAATAAGCCTGTCTGCGATGAACACTAACCTTATGAATGAGGTGAAATCAGGAATTGTGCACAGGCCAGTGACCGTAAAGCTAGGATTTACATTAGATGGTGAGCCGCAATTGGGTAACAACGATCTTTTCAACATCTACACAGGTCGTGTTGCCAATTCCAAATTCGTTACAGAAAATGAACAACAGATACTGAATATAGAGTGTAGTGCACCTTTGTCTAATCTTGATGAAACGAGTGGTATTCTTACTACCAAATCATTCATGCAATCTCAGATAGACGCTACAGATACAACATTTGATTACCTACATGAAGACTCCAAGACCTCTACCAAAGGTTGGGGACGTATAGGAAAGGACTGAACAAGAGGATATTTTAAATGATCATTGGATTAATTGTTGGCTTAGCATTTTCTACCGCTACCCAACTACATACGAGAAGAAAGCAAAAGAAGGCACAGGCGCAGGCCGAAGCGCGAAGAGATAAGACGCTCGGTGTAGACATTACAATCGATGGAAGTATTAGTAAGCTACCTCTTGTTTATGGTTACGGCAAGGTAGCAGGTCAACGCACACAAGCTGCAATCTCAGATAACGGAACTGTTGACCCAACTCCAAGCGGATTTGCTGACTTAGTCAATGGAATTGGGACAGGCTATCAAGGTGGTAGCAAGAAAGAATACCTTTACCAACAAATCGCACTAACATATGCAGGAATCGACAGCATTGTTGATATTGAGATTGATGGTCTCCCTTGGGATGATCCTGAATTGCGCGATGAGAAAGGTGGCTTGCGTATCCGTTATGATCTAAATGGCGGTAAGGTAGACCCTACAGCAGCAAATTTCGGCATTAAAGGTGCATCCAATAAATTCAATGACATGGCGTATGTTGGTATTCTTGCCAAACTGGATCGAGAAAATATGCAGTTTAGTGGCGTGCCTAGTCCTCTATTCTTTGTTAAGGGAAAGAAGGTTCGCGACATTGTATTCTCTAATGGCCAATACAGTTTCTCAACTAACCGCATTTTCTCAAACAACATTGCATTGGTAATTGCCGATTACCTAACCAGTTCTAAATTGGCTGGTGGTTGTGCGTATCCTGATAGCTCTGTTGACCTCATCTCATTCCACAAGGTTAAGACGATTGCTGATACAGTTGTTCAAACAGATGTGCCTGTAAGAGGTTACATAAACGGTATCCGTCCTACTCGCGGTAACTTAGCGGCTCAACCAGACGCAAAACGTGACATTCGACTGTATGAATGCAACGTTGTTTTGGACACTGAAAAAACCAATCGTGAAAACCTAGACATACTTAAAAGTTGCTTGCCACAAGGTTCTTTGACCTTCTCTAATGGACAATACAAACTGGTTGCTGAGTATCCTACAAATCAGAGTCAAGCCGACGCACTTGTGACAGCTACATATACTGATGCAGACATTATCGGTAATATTGAGCGTGGCTTTAGCGGCGCTGAAACACGTTACAACCGTGCCGTGGTTCGCTTTAACAATGAATCCGAAGACTTCAAATCAGATGCTGTTGCATGGCCGGAAAAGGGATCAACTGAGTGGACTAACTACATGGCACAAGATGCTAATGTAGAAAATGAGCGCAGTTACACCCTAACAGGACAAACTACTAAGCAACACGCATTGGCAAGAGCACAAGAGATTGTTAAAGAAAGCCGCATCCACGAAAGTATAAAGTTGGTTCTGGGTAGACGTTCTATTGTTCATGAAATTGGCGATATTATCAAAGTAGATTCAAAAGCAGGTGATGTTGAAAACGGTCTCTACCGCATCACCAACATGCGCACAAATTCTTTGAAGTTTGATCAGACCATTGAAGCAGAACGTTTTGATTGGAACACTCTCTCGTATGCGGTTAATTCAACAGACACACCGCCACCTGTTATTATTCCATCTACAATTGTAGAGAATGTCACCACATTGGTTTGGCATAATGGTAGCCGTTTGCCAGATATCAAGGGTAATGGTTGGCTAACTTGGAATGCGCCTAATTCTGTTGAAGTGCAGCATTATAACATTTTTACAAAAAAGGTTGGGGAAAGTGATTGGGTCAAGCTTGGCACAACTGTTAATAGCTATTTCGATATGCCAGAAGATCACAATGTGGCTGGTCATAATTATCAGTATATGGTGCGTGTGGTTGATACAAGCAATCGTCATTCAAAAGGTGCAATTGTAACTGCAAACAACATGCCTAACTTGGTTGGAGCTACAAACCCAACCAAAAATGTTGGTGTGAACACTGTTACTTTGAAATGGGAGAATGCTAATCCTCAATTAGTTGCGCATTACAAAATCTATATGGGTAGCAACAACAACCGCAATAATGCTGTCCTATATGGAACAAGTGCAACAACTGAAAAGGTTGTTGCTCCATTATTGATCGAAAATTACTTTTTCTGGATTGATACGGTTGGCGTTGACGGCAGCACAGTAGCTATGTCCAACCCGATATCCGTTAGCGGTGTAGAGTTGGGTGTGAAAGGTGGTGACATTAGCGCAAATACGATCAGTTGGGGACAACTAACAACAACTGTTAGAACTGACATGGAAGGCTACGTTTCTTCTGCCAATGCTGCTGCACAGGCTGCTAACACGAGTGCCCAAGCGGCACAGGTTCATGCGAATAGTGCGAACACTGCTAAGACAACTGCGCAAAACGCGGCAAGCTCTGCCAACAACAGTGCAAGCGCTGCTTCCACAAGTGCGTCTCAGGCTTCAATAAGCGCAAACAATTCCGCACAATCTGCGGCAGCGAGTGCAAACAGTGCGCTAACTGCTAATACGCATGCTGGAACTGCGAAGACCTATCGCGACCAAGCTGCTGTATCTAAAAATGACGCGGCGGGTAGTGCTACTGCGGCTGCTACATCTGCGGGTGTCGCTGTGGATGCACAGAATAGCGCTATTGCTCTGTCCAGAAACCCAAATTTCCAGTTCGGCAAAGAGGGTTGGAAGGCATATAACACTGCCAGCGTTCCGCTGTGGGACACTGTGACTGTTGAAGCTGGCGTTACTGGTGGCAAGGCGCTGAAATTCAGCGGCGATAACCTGTGGTTCATGTCTGACAACATGATCCCAGTTGACACTAGCCGCACATACAAAATGACCATCAGAGTCAAAGCGGAGGGTGGACTGACACGCATATATGCGGGTGCAATCACCTATGATGCCAACGGTGATCTGATTACGGGTGGTGCTGGTAGTCACCGCTATTTCTGCGCAAACAGCCGCCAAATTTTTGCAGTCGATGGTTGGGTAACGATCACTGGCACAATCACTGGTGAGGGTAACAACCACGGCGATTTTAGGCCGGGAACGTCGCTCATCAGACCAGTTGTCATTCTTCAATATAACGACAGCACCGCCACAGCGGCTTATATCGATGAAGTGACCTTTGAGGATATTGAGGAAAGCACAAACGCAGCGGGCCATGCGTCAGCCGCGTCTACCAGTGCATCAAGTGCAGCAGCGTCTGCCAATAGTGCGGGTCAATCTGCGGCATCTGCAAATAGTTCAAAAAACAGTGCTGAAACAGCGCGTAGCCAAGCGCTCACTTATCGTAATGAAGCGGCTACTAGTTCCACTCTCGCGGCTGAACATAGCCGCCTAAACATGGTGGGGCGCAGCACATTTGCGCCGGGTGAATTCGCTCCATGGGAAGACAAGTATTCTGTTGTGTCTGTAACTGGTCATCCTAATGGCCAGACATACGCATTGCGCCAAACTGATAGAGACCTCTACACTGTTGCGTCAATAGTTGAGCAAATCAACAACAGAGTTTTCAGAATTAGTGGTGTTGTAGATAACTCAAACAGCCCATTTGAGGCGCGCGCGGGCATAAGAATTATTAAATCAGACGGCAACTATCATTGGCCAACTGTTCATATTGCTAGTGCCAATGAGGGGGTGAAGCGTTTTGATGTTACTTTGACCATATCCAATAATGATTACGTTGATAATCAGTCATTCAGATTCTTCTTGCAAAGCAACGGGCCAAGTGGCAGCGCGAACGGCCATAGAATTGATTGGTCTGAGGTCAGATATGAAGATGTCACAGAGAGTAACAAAGCTGCACAAAGTGCGTCTGCTGCTGCTATCGTTGAAGGCGTTGTTACTAAAACTTTGGGTAGCGAGAACTTTTCAAATCCGGTTTTCCGCACTTGGAAGACTTCTCCAAACATGCCTCACGGCTTTGGTGACGTTCAAATTAATGCGGGCAATCGTTATTTCTCGCGAGTTCCGGGTAAATATTATGACGCTGTGCAGTTCACGGTATTGGATAAAAATAGTGGTTCCGTTAATCGTCCGTTTTGTCGAATAGATTCAAAATATCATAATGAGCTTGAATTACCATCTGCGAACAAATTGGATGCAGTTAGGGTCACGTTGGAAGTCGAAAAGATTTCCGGTGATTGGGGCGGCGCATGTAGTAGGGTAAGTTGGATAAGAGCAGATGACGGCGGCACAAATGCACACCAATACTATTATTTTGAAGATAATCTGTCAGATGAAAATGGTGTAATTCAAACAGTTGAATTTGAGATGACCAAGCCCGACGGCTTTAATCCCGGCACCAATCCGAATGGCAGTTATCTTGCGCTCTATTTCTTTGGAACCAGTGAATATGGCGGGCGTGTCAATCAAAACGTCAAATGGAAGTTGCACCGCTGTTCAATCAAGCAGATCACCAAAGGGGCCAGCACGCAGATCAGCCAAAAAGCAGTGAGTGATTTGGAAGGCAACCAGAGCGCAGCAATAGTAATGCGTGCTTCAACGTCAAATTCTGCACTATTAGAGCTTTCAAGTCTCAAAGATGCGGAAAGTGGTGGATCGGTCACGGCGGCTCGTATTGCGGCAGAAAGTATTCTTCTGGATGGCTCTGTTACCGCGAATAAATTGAATGTTGATGGTCTATTAAAGATCAGCCAGAACAACGGCGGGTTTAGTATCGGTAAAACGAGCGCATCCGATTACGCCAATTCGGGTGTGTTCATGGGCAGAGATGGAAGCGCATCCAATACCGGATTTGGCTTCTTTGCTGGTCGTCGTGATGTAGCAAATAACGAACAATATATTCGCATTGTTCAAGACAGCTTCACCATAAGAAATGCACAATTTGAAATTAGTTCTGACCTTGGTTCGACAAGTTCTTATGCGTCAAGTGGAACCTATAATTTGCCTGCTGGCACTACTACTCTAAAAGCGCTCGAAATGCTTGGTGGCGGCGGCGGAGGGGGTTCCGGTGCGAGTCAAAACGCAAACGGAACCACTGGCCAAACGGGCGGCACAACAACAGTTGAACTGTTAGACGCAAATAATAATGTTTTGCAAACTTGGACAGGCACAGGTGGTGCAGGAGGCCCCGGAGGCCGGAAGAACAACTTTGGCGACCCCGGAGGTCAGCACTCAGGCGCGTGGAAATGGTCGCAAAAATCGCCATATGGTAATGGTGGCAATGGTGGCTTTGGTTCTAACAGCCGTGAGTCTGGTGAAGCCGGTCGTGCATCCCCTGTTACTACGATTAACGATTACAACGTTGGTGCTGGCCGCAAGATTCGCGTCACAATTGGGTCCGGGGGATCAGGCGGATTCGACACTTCCGATGTCAAAAGAGGCTCACCGGGCGCATCCGGCATCGTCGTTGTGACAACAGAAGGCGAGGGCGTGCTTACGGCGGGCGTATTGTCACAATCACCGTCTGTCAGCGGAACCATTCACGTTTCAAACGGTGTGGAACTGCCTGCTCTTGGACCGGGTCTTTGGACGGTGAGCGGGTCCAACTTCAGCAAAGAAGTGGACAACCACCAAATTGGTTCCGACGTGAAGGTCTTTGTAGCTAAAGGACGCCCGAAGGCCACAAGTGGAAATCACACCATCAGCTACGTTTTTTGGCCGATGAAGTAAGAGGAAAGGATATTGAAACAAATATTATTTTACGATCCCGAAACAGGAAGGGGCATATCAACAGCGAAGGGGCAGGCACAGTTTCTGCCTGCTTCCACATCGGAATCCCCTAACATTGAAACTTCGGAGGTCATCGATAATCCGGCTGACTGGATCGTGGCAAACGGTGTCGTCTCACGTTCGGTAATTGTTACCAAGCAAATGGTCGATGAAGAGCGAGACAGGCGCATAGCTGCGGGCTTCATATTCTCGGGCAAGCTCATAGATTTTGACGCTGTGAGCAAAGAGAACATCACAGGTGCAGGCGCGATGGCTGGCACTGCATTGGCCATGGGCGCTGTTGCGGGTGATCTGTATTGGCATGGGGGCGCAGAGCCGTTTTCGTGGATCACTGCGGATAACACCAAGCTCGAACTGGATGCAGCCAGCATGTTCAGTATGAGCCAAGCCGCTGCACGGCATGTGACAGCGCACTTCATGACAGGGCGTGCGTTGAAAGATTTTACCACAATACCAGCTTCTTATGCTGACGACGATTGGTGGCCGTGAAAGAATCATTTAAAAACGATTAAGATATGGTAATATTCAGATGTTACCGAGTGACATTGTTAAAATATTTTGCCCAAGCCCAAAGCCCCCGCCGTCCCAGCGGGGGCTTCTTTTTTGTGAGTGGCAGCTTTGTGAGTGGTAT